TGTATAAAAAATACACAGTACAGTAAGCTAGAAGAAATTCCAGTCGAGGGAAAGATCTCATTTGAAACTCTCTGGGATTTTTACCACGCCCTATTCGCCAAACGTAGAGAGCGAAAAAAAGCAGCCATGCAAAAATACTACAAGTTGACTGAAACACAACGCAATTGTTGTTTTATGCATATTTGCCATCAGTTCCTATTTTGGTGTTTTGATCAGAAAATAGCACTGCATTTCTTAGATTTAGATTTTCACAAGCTAAACCAACTCAAGAAAACCCTTGAGACGAAATACGTGCCCTTCTGCCGAACGTTTTTAGAAAACCTAGACCCAGACGAGGGTAAAAATTATGACGACTTACAAGCCCCCTATGAGCGAATCAAACGTGTACAACATACATCCGGAAAACGTAGCCTATCATCCGAATATGCACAAAAAGTCCGAAATGCCGGAATTGATCCCATTGCGGATAGTCTCCTCAACTAATTGTACTACTGAGGAGCTTACAGAGCGCTGTGATAAGGTTTTTAATACGTTTAGGGGAATATATGCCCCAAGGTGGGAAAATGCTTTAAATCGATCAGAAACGGATTTTATATGCATTAGGAAAACTTGGATGTCAATTCTAGCGCACTACTCTATCGAAATTATTGAAAAAGCTCTTCAAGATATGGTAGTTTCTGGCAAGCATGCTGAATTTTGGCCAACACCTATACAATTTAACCAAATATGTAGAGCTACGAAAAAAATAATGGTCGAAAATAACACAGTTGAACCATGTGACGTTGAACCATGTGACAAAGCCGTACCTATGCCAGAAGAAATGCGTAGTTATTTCAACAATATAGCAAAACAAAAGAAGGTGGAAAGTTAATGGAAAATGTACACGAAAAAATACCATTGATTACAAGGGTACAAAAGCTTGAAGATCAACTAAATAATGAGGTTGAGGGATTACAAAGGGGGCTGTTGGATATTATACAAATATTTATTGAAAAAAACCCCGACATGAAACTAGCCTTAGATAATCATACGCAAAATATACAAATCAAGGAATTGTTAAAAAATAAAACCAATGGTCAGGAGGACACATTAGGATGAGTAAAATTTATAAAGCTTTAACAGATTGTTCAGACTGTGGGGAAATGTTTGAGTTTGATTTCAATAAATCGATTAGAAACGAAAACGGTTTTATTTGCGAAGATTGTGCAAGAGTTTACACCGTGGTAAACTTAGATGACCTGGAGATGATTTATGACGGAAAATGAAAATCAAATAGTACATCTTTTAACTAGAAAAACTATGGTGGCATTAAACGATTGCGTGAAAACATTAAAAAAGTATTGTGATGTATTGTCAATATGGACTATCGCCAATAGTGCAGCTATTATTCTTTTGTTTTACTTGGTTTTAAAATGATTGATTTTTAGTCAAAAATATGCTATAATCATACTATTATGTGTGATGCTACGGAAAGCAAACAAATCTACCTTCCTATATATATACAAAGAGGAAGAAAAAGATACTATCTCAACCTTAACAGGTATCGTAACTGGCATTATAGACTTTCTAACGATCTCAAAATATCTTTCAAATCAACTATTAAATGCCAATTGAACTTTAGATTTGATCAAAAAATACAAATTTCGTATACTTACTACGCACCAGATAACAGAAAACGTGATCTAATGAACGTTATTGCTGTTGTAGATAAATTTTTTCAAGATGCTATGACAGAGAATCACTGTATACCAACAGATGATACCGATACTGTTGTCAACGTATCTTGTCTATATGGTGGCGTAGACAAGAATAACCCTAGGATTGAAGCTAGCATTGCGCAAACAACATTTGACAGACCAAAAATTGACATTTGCGCTTCTGATAAAACTTTATTAAATAAATCATAACGTTAAGTGATGATTCAACAAAACAACATTTAACATTTTCCAAAATAGGATTTAACATGAACAGTATAGAAAAGTGGATAGAAAGCAGACCAGAACCAATAAGATCTATTGCTAAAATTATTAGACCTGGTCAACCTATTTATTGTGAGTGCTGTGGAAAAACGCGCTATGTTATTTCCTATAATGAAGGCACTGTAGAACCATTAATCGGAACTGTGAATAAATGGCCTGGAGATTTGACAGACGAGGAGTTTGAGGATGAATCAATACGTACATATACCAATGTTTCAGTGTACATCGACTTAAAAACCATGACTCTAAGGGATCAATTTTCTAATACTCTTTACTAATTAAGGAAATAACATGGAAGTATCGAACCAATATGTTGACGAAGCAGCAAAAGGAATTCTTGATTCTAGAGCTAAAAAGCGTTTTATTAATGCTGTAACCAAAGTAGGGCGGCCAACTGAATATTGTGAAAAACTTTGCACTGATTTTTTAGCGCATCGTGCAATTGGCAAAACTATTGAACAATCACTGCTTGAAGTGGGTATTTCTGATACAACTTATTATAGATGGTTGCAAGAAAAGCCAGAATTTCGGGGTGTAGCTAAAAAGGGCAAGTATTTAGCCAAAGCTTTTTGGGATGAAATGGCTGAAGACAATGTCGACAATCGTAGCTTTAACTTTCTGCTCTTCGAGAGCCAATATAAGCGCCGTCATAACTGCTCAGAGTCAGCACCAGTAGATTGCCCTGGATTCTCAGAAGAAAATAGCGATGTTGTCAACATCCAGGCCATTTTTAAATCAATTGCAAATAAGCAGGTTTCGCCTGATGATGCCGCCAAACTAATGTCCTTGATTAAAACAAAACAAGAGGTTACAGTAATGCAGGAAATCTTGCCTCGGTTAGATCAACTGGAGCATCAGGTTAAAAATAACTAATCACCTGTAAGGGGGTAAATAATGTCAAAAATAATAAAACTAGAAGGCGAAGCACACACAAAAATGCTTGAGTTATGGGGAAATTTAGAGCAAGCAAAATCTGCATTAAAAACTACTGAGAGAAAACGAGACCTAGCAAGGAATATGTTTTGGGTACATGTTGAAGAAAGTAACCCAATACTTGCTACAGATGGTGTCCAATTTTTAGAAAAAACAGGAGAGTTTAAAATATTTGAGGATGATGAATTAAATGAGTGGATGAATAATAATCTGGCTTTCTAATGGATGGATAGCATTATGGAAATAAAGTTTAATTTAGGAGGTGTATGCTTGGTAATTGTTTTAACATTCTGGGCATGTACTGCGATACACGCACATTATAGTATTAAAGAAAAGCATTCTATTTGTAAGCTAGTAAAAAATGATTAGTTCAACAACGCTGTACTGGTTTACGAGACTGGATGATTTCATTCTATCAGCTGCTAAAGAGTAATCAAAAAGCTTAGCGTGGTGGCGACTATGAGTTAGCTGCATATTATCAAAAATTGATGGAAGATCATGTACATCTTGAGAAAAAAAGAATGGGGATGAAATGAGCTTTAAAAAATCTATTGAAGGTTATAAAAAATTTAACCTTGAGCGAGGACATGCATATTTAAATGCAAATATAAAAAGTGATGTGGGAAAGCATGAAGTGTACATATATTGTCATGATGAGCATGATTTTGATTTGATAGAATCATATGGATATATGTCAAACGCATCAGTGAAATTATTTGATTTGGTATTAGTTGCAACTCACCAAGGAGCTAAACTATATTTCTATGATATACAGGATCAATTGGTTGATTTCAAAAATAGGTATTATCATAAGTATAATCGAAAAAAAATATTAGATTTTCTTTTAAAATTAGAAAAAAAGACTGGGTATAAATTACCCACTGAAATAATTAATAATTTTAAAGAGATGCAAGAATGAAGTGGATAAGCGTAGAGGATAGGGTTCCTTTTATGTACCAGCGTGTTCTTGTAGCTGTGATAGAATGTGATAAAATTCAAGAGCACCCTAACATTCAAATTTTAGTTTTTCTTGATAAAGATACTACTTATTTTGAAAAATATAATTTATGGTTGCCAATATGGGATAAGGTAACCCACTGGATGCCGCTTCCGGAGTTGCCATGACACATAAAGATATTTTAGATGATTTGTTAAACTATTATAATTTTTTTACTCCAGATGGAAAGTTTTTTCCTAAAAATGAAGCTGATAAGATTGCATGCATGGCACTCCTATCACGAGCTATTTATATAGCAAACAGCTGGTTTAAAAAAGAGGTAACTTATGATGCATACCTTGTAAAATACTCTAAATCAGGATTTAAAGGGAATATTTCAGAAGATTTTTATAGTATTAATAAGATTGGATATTTTGAATTTGACTATAAGGTAGTAATAGAATAATAAAAAAACTTGAAATAACAGGCTATAAATGTTAGTTTAATGTTCAATAGTGGTAGCTAATGGATTAGTTATCAAGCAAGGAGCAGAAATGAAAAAGACAGGGAAAGTCGATATCAAAAAGGTTCGTAAAGCGTTAAGCATCGCACGAAATTCAAAAGATATAGATCTAAAGAAAATGCTAGGTGGTTTAATGGATAGCAATTCTGCTAACCGTTCACTAGCTAATCGTATTGTTCACCCATCAAAGTAAAGGAAATACTATGCATGTTGATGTTGTAGATTATGTTATTGATTTAACAAAAGTAATTGCGGTTGGTGCTAATAAAAGCAAGCTATATAAAAATGACACTACTTATACAGTATACTTTAGTTGTAATACTTTAGAGGTAAGAGAATCCGTATTTCCACGTGAAAAATTTATTAATGACTGGCTAGGTAATACAAAGTCTAATTCTAAACCACAAAAAACTAAAACCAAAACCAAAAATAAGGAGTAGTTATGAAGTCTGTGTCTGCCCGCATTCTTGAAGATAGCAAACCTAAAGAAATCAAAAATGAAACTGTAACCACTCACCCAGCTATGCCAGATATTAAACTAGGTGTAGATGATAACAATAGCAAACAAAAGAATGTTTATAAATTTTGAGTGCATTAAGCCTTAAACGTATATTGGCTAAGCTTGAAAGGAAGATACATGCTAAATTCACAGAAAATGTGGAGTTGATAATAGCTACAGATGAGCAAGACTTAAAAAAACAAATGGATTTGTTATGCGAAGCATCACCAAATGGGTTAAAAGTGTATGTGATACTATTAAGCGATTTTATAAAGTCATCTCATACAGAAAAGCATTGTCAGCCTGTGACACAGCAGGATATAGAGAAGCATATGTATGCTTTATCTCTACTAAACTAGTATGGGTGCAATACTTTTTAAAACCTGGTTTCCAGCATTGTATAATTATTTACAAGCTAGAATCAGGTGCTTTATTAGTAAATTTTAAGGTTAATAAAGCAGATATTATAACGTTAACAGACTCAGCTTATGATAGATACTTAGCTATATGTTTAAACAAAGGGGGGCATATCCTAAAGGTACGAAACCGGTCGCCAAAAGCTATCACTGGTTTCGTGCCCACTTTATGGAAGCCAAATAATTGTGTTTTACTTGTTAAAAACATGTTAGGCATAAAAGCTAATACCGTATGGACGCCGTATCAGCTTTACAAGCACATCAAGGAAAACTACGAATACAAGGAGGTATAAAATGAGTGGTGGAACAGATCCAGCGTTACAGCAACAAGAGCAGCAAACTGAAGCTGAAAATAAGAAACTACAAGCACAAGAAGCATTACAAAATACAAAAACACAAAAAGACCAGTTAGAAAACATGCGCAGGATGCGCGGTGGTTCTAATGGTACAGGTAGTGGTGGAAATACTACACTAGGTTAAAATTAGTACAAGGATGTACAGATGATCGATCCTAAGCGCATAAAGGAAAGATACGCAAAAGCAAAAGCAAAAGCTGAGTTATGGTATAGCAAATTACAAAAGTGCTATGAGTTAACTATGCCTAATAAAGCTAACTTTACTATAAAGAAACAGACTCCTGGCCAGCAAAAAACACAATATCTTTATGACTCTACAGCAGCTCTCGGTCTTTCTAAGTATGCAGCCAACCTGCAAAACCTTTTATTTGGAGTTAAAGACTGGGCTAAATTAGTTCCTGGAAAACTGGTTAAAGAAGGTAAGACTAATATCGACTTAAGCCAAGCAGAAAAGCAGTGTGAAGACTATACAGAACTGTTTTTTGAAAAGCTTAATCAATCAAATTTTCAAATGGCAGTTTATCAGTGCATCATGGAAATGGGTATTTCTACTGGTGTGCTGCTAGTTAACGAAGGAGACTTTAAGCAACCCTTTAAGTTTACAGCTATTCCATTACACGAGGTATCAATCGAAGAAGGTCCAGACAACACAATACAGAATGTGTATAGAGAGTACAAAATGACTGCATCTGTCATTGCGCAAACTTGGCCAGAATCAACAGTTAGCAAAGACCTAGAAAATAAGCTAAAGAAAAATCCAGCAGAAGAAGTTTCATTATTAGAAGGAACTGTATTTGATCCTTCTGCACCCAAAGGGAAACAGTATTGCTATTTTGTCATGGAAAAAGATAAGGATGGATTTCTTTTTTATGAAGAGCGTTCTTATTCACCATGGATCGTGTTTAGACCAAAAGTTATTGCGGGTGAGTTATTTGGTAGGGGTATTATCTATGACTTACTTCCATCAATTAAAGAACTTAATTTAACAATGGAATACTTATTAAGATCAGCTAGCTTTAATGCAAATCCAATCTTTATGGTACAAACTGGATCTGAAATAAACCCATATACAATGCGTTTAAATCCAGGTTCAATCGTCCCAGTACAGCCAGGACCTTCACAAAATGCCATATCACAATTAAGTATTACATCAAATGCAAATGAAATGTTGGCATTACGCGAAGAGTTGCGTGGAACGATCCAAGAATCACTTAATCTTAATCCAATTGGTGATACGCCCACAGCTGGTGACCCATCGCAAACAGCTACAGAAGCAAATCTACGTAATCAAGAATACATAAAGCAAAACCAATCTATGTATAACCGCCTTCAATATGAGCTTAACCAGCCATTGTTCAAAGTATGCTGGCATATTCTATACCGGTTGGGAATGGTGCCAGCACCAGTTATAGACGGTCAACACTTAGCAGTCGAGTTTAACTCACCTGTACAAGATATGGCTAGACAGGAAGATATACAAAAAGCAGTGCAAGCATCTAGCATTATTCAGCAGATACTTGGGCCACAACTTGGTGAGTATGGTGTTATGTTTGGTATGGATGTAACAGAGGTTCCAGAATTTGTGCTGAAAAAGCTTGGTGTTAGTTATGACTTATCAAGAGATGCTTTAGGCAAAGCTAAAATGCTTCAGGCTGTGCAAGCCTTAACAGGTCAAAATCCACAGCAACCACAAGGTATGCAACCCAGTCCAGCTGCCCAACCTCAACCAAATAAACAGCAATCATTTGTAGGTGTATAATACTATGCTAGATTTCGATTCTAATATTGACAATATAATAAATTTGAGAGAGTCACAGAAGAATGAACAAGAAAAACATATAAAGCATTTAAATAAGCTTGCTTACGAGGCATTTGAGGTAAACCCAGCAGGTAAAGAACTTCTATCACACTTTATAGCTGCGATTATGATTCCTTTAGAAGAAGAGCAGCTAAAGGATTTACGATTCCATATGGGAACTAAACAGCCATTTAAGCGCTTTCTACAAATGATATCTGATCACAAAATGAATTTAACGGGGGTAAATAATGGATAGTGAAGTAACAACAGAATCAAATATGCAACCAACATTTAATGCGGAAGCATCCCAGGTTAGCTCTACCCACAGTGAGCAAACAACTTCAGCTGATAACACGCCTGCCGATCCCCCCCAGAGTGAGAACGCAGAGACTATATCAGCTGAAGATCCTAATTTGCCAGATTATGTAATCAAAGGCACTTTTGGAAGCGAATCAGATCAAGCGAAAGCATACCCTGAACTTCAGAAATCAACTAGCAAGAAAATACAACAATTAAGTGAGAAGCTTAAAGGTTTTACTGGTGCGCCCGAGGATGGTTACACATTTGAACTATCTAATGAGCTGACTGAATCTGGTTTTGAATTAGATCAAGACAATGCATATTTCAAAGATTTTGCTGAGCAATGTAAAAAAGCCGGTATGAACCAAGAAACATTTCAAAATCAAATGAGTATTGCAGCTAATTATATTCATAACTCTGAACAAGTTAGAGTTGATTATGTAAACAATGCCATCGAGAAACAAATACAACAAGATTTGGATACGATGTCAAAAGAAACTAAAGATAATTTTGTAAATAATGTTAATGTGGCTAGTAATATTAAAGGGGTTACTGCTGAAGAATTAAATCACTTCGCAGATAATCTGGATACATCAATGATTGAGACATTTAATAAATTTATGTCTGATAGAAGAAATACAAGCGTACCGGTTAACACATTAGCATCATTAGATTCTGCCTCATCAAGACGGGAAGAATTAGCACGTATACATAAGATGCCACATGGTCCTGATAGGCAAGCAGCGCAAGATGCTCTTAATGAACGTTATCGCAAAGCTAGTTATTGATTCATCATATAGATGATGCCAATAGCAGCTAGTACTACAACAAATAGTAGTTCTGAGACTAAAAACCAGATCATTTTTTTCTCTCCTTGCTAGGTCCAAAGTAGTACGTTACTGTTTGAATAAACACAGTACTTAATGAACCGATTAATAGATCAATTATTTCACTATTCCTTGGTGCAATAGAATCAAAGAACAATAAAAACACGACAGCAAAAAAACCAAGCATGACAGATATTGTTATAACGGATGGCATCTTATCTTTTAAAACAAGCTCACGATTTCTAGCATCGGCTCGATCTTTTTGATGAATTGATTCAATATTTACCTTATAAGTATAGTCTAAATCTTTTATTTTGACTATTTGCTCTTGAGAGGCGCTATTTAGTGCGTTTTCTAGCTCCATATCAGATGGATTATCTTTACCAGGTAAAAGTATAGATGCAATTGTTTTAGTCGCTACAGCGCCAACAGGGCCTCCAATGAGACCCCCGATGACTGGTGCGAACTTTGATATAATATCTTTAAGCATTGGCACTTCCGAAAAGAACACGCATGGCTCTTTGTTTAGCTTGATAGATACTCGTCTTATCAGGGTTTGGACCCCAGAATTTATGGTAGTATTCCACCATGCCATCAAAATCATGTATTTCAGGTATGGGTTCTGGGAATCTAGCGTAGTGAATACGCGCCATAGCAGTAGCTAGCTTCATATCCCATATAAGATGATCAGCTTCGGGTGGTGATCCAAATCCAGTTATCTTTAATAGCTTATCTCTAACACCTTTGCGGAAGCGTAAGTTATTTTCCCAGTTATCATAATAGGTAGCTGGTTCCATTTGATAAACACCCATTGCAGGGCCATCATACTTTTGCATAATAAAGGTACCAAGCTCGCTTTCAACTGCCATTGTAATAATCAACAATAGAACTGCATTCTCGGAATACATACCCAACTCCTTAAGAGTGGGTATAATTATATGCTTTTCTAACTGTAAACGATTTATCAAGCATACCTCCAAGCATTTGTCCCTGGTACGGGATTGTCTGCTAATGTAGATGGTGTAATTGGTGTATTAGCATCCCAAGCAGCTTGTGCAGTTGCAGTTGCTTCACCTAGATAGCTTTCTCGGATAAATATATATAATGCTTCATATGCATCTAAGGGATGAGTTGCCCCAGATGCAGCAGATCCAATTGAATGAGTAGCATTAACTTGAATCCATGATCCAGATGGATAAGGCTGTGTAGGAACACCAGCTATAAAATCACCAACTCTAAAGGTGCGTGTATTATCTAGCTGAGTCTGGACGCTAACACTACTACTACCATTCCAGTAAGTAATATAACCAGCACCAGAATCAGATATAGTTGCATCAGTTGTAAAATTATTTATCATTCCTTGAATATTTGTATCTTCAGATGCAGTTATATTCCAACATGGAATGTTTGCTGCTCCAGAAGATGATAAAGATGTAGCTGCTAAGAATATATTATCAAGTTCATTTTGAACTGTTGTATTACTATCTTTATAATATCCAACTAATGATGCACCTTGAGGTGTAGATGTAGATGCTAATTCAGTTTTTAAGGCTGCGGCACTTCCTGTTGACGCAATAGGGACACTTACCCAGGCAGTACCATTCCATGC